ACTACCTGTGCCGGGTTGTGAACCAATGGTACCGAAGTTACCTCGACCAACGCCACCACCAATCCATGACCTGTTGAAACTTGCACTTGCACTACCAGTTGGACTTTGAAGTACAAAGCTACCTGAATGTCGAATTGACCCGCCATCATAATCACTTGCCTGCTTAGCATGTAGAGTCCATGTTTGTGAAACACTTCCTGTGTTGTGGTCATCACCAGTTGGCTCACTTGTAATTAGTGCAATATTCCACCAGTCACCATTAAGCAGTGGCATATATTCTGTTGATGCGCTAATTTGTGTTGTTCTTGATGAAGATACTTGCTGGTCTGCTTCACTACCAGTAATAACAAGATTGATACGTGCCCAGTCTGAACTACCGCTTATTGAACCTGTTCTTTCAATATTGACTTGCCAACCAACTGGGTGTATAAGTTCAGGTACAGTTCCAGCAACATATGCTAACGCTTGTGTAGAACCTGTAATAGGAAATGCTGCAAAATTCATTTCAGTATGATTTAGCCCAAATAGATTTATAAAGTTAGTTTCACCTTCATAGTCTACATAATTACTAGATGTTGTCTTAAATCTTATTTCAGTTGTATGTGGCCAGCCTTCGGCACCTTGAGGAATATTGTTGTCTCCCATACTTCCTGATTTGTAGTCCCAACCTTTCTCCATTCTAAATCCATGTGGAAATGGTGCAAAGGCTGGTAAGGGAGGAAGACCATATCCGTGGTTTGTCGCTGCATAGTTGAATTTTTCAAACTCGAACAGTTCGTTTGTTTTTACACCGTCCTGCTTTATAGTATCAGGTCCACCATATTCACGAACCTCAAGAAGAGTTCTTGGTATACCATATATATTGAATAGTGCCTGCAAGCCTCGTTTTGTTCCACGGGTTCTCTGTAAATGTGGCAGATTGTTTAACACCCTATTCCATGTTTCCTTTACAATTTCACTTCTTGGCAGAGATACATTGTCACCAAATGTTATTGATGTCATTTCACTACCATCAGTTGTCTGGTTGAAACTTCCACTTTCATTTGTTCCTAAAAAGTAACTCCAGAGGTCTTCCATATTAAAGCCTTGTTGTGGCTTCCAACCAAATGACTTAAGTGCATCATATACAAGGTCTTTACTTATTTCAGCATTTAATCTTTCATCTCTTCCATATAGTTGGTCTAAATTGTCTATGTAGTAATATAGTACATCGTATAGTTGTGAAACCATATTTACAAAATCTACATAGTCACTGTTTAGTTCGTCGTCAACCACATGCTTAGGAATAATGTGGAACAGTGCATGTGGATTTGTTGTGTCATATAGACTTGCAGAAAATAATGTTCCAGTTCCACTAGTTCCAAGTTGTGCACTTCCTAGTTCGCCATACCAGCTTATTACTTGTGAAGATGTAGTTGGCAACAATGTATGTGGTTTTGATGTTGTTGACTTTGGCCAACACAAATCAGGAAATTCTCCAAATGAATTTGTAACAAATGAACCTGATTCATAATACATATATTTTTCAAATCCATCAAATGTACCTAAAAGCTCATTCTTTTTGTTTTCGTAAAATGCCTTATCTATAATATGTTGTGCAGATGCGGTTACACTAGGTGCACCACTCGCTGTGAAATTTCCAAATGTATAGTCTGTTGAAAATGATGCAATTTGACTATCATAGTTTTCTATAAGTTGAACTTTATAATAAAAATTTCTAAGTCTCTGTTCTGCTGAACTAAAATGTATAAAATTTTTATATTGTGAATAGTCAATAGGTAATTCTGCTCCGCCTAAACTTCCACTAAATATTTCATTTAGCAATCTTTCTCGTGTGGCTGGAACTGCATCAAGTAACTCATCTGTAGACTTTAAGTCTGTTGATGGTGATGGGTCGTCTGGATTTACTTCAACAAAAAAGTTAGGTTTTCCAATTTCATTGTATGTTAACGTTACAACTGTTGAATCAAATAACGTAACATTACATGATACTGGGTTAACCATAGTCTTTGTTATCCAGCATGGTGTGTCAACTTTAATTTCCCTAGGTATTGGTCTATCAAGTTTTACAACAATGTCATGTTCACCACTAGGATCTTCTTCAGTTGTTATTGGTGACTGAACTACATTTACAATATTTATAGACTGTCCTGATTCAAAATTAACTTTAGATATATTATGCCAGATATTTGCCTGTTCATTTCCTTGCATTACATTAAATCTTGCTGCATAGTTTAACAAACTGTTTGCTAGCTGATTGTTAAAACTTCCTTGAGCATTTAAGATGTCACGAGGCCTAAGTCTTAATTCTTTTTTTGATTGTGATATTCTTTTAAGAAATAGTTTATCTGAGAGTGGTGAACCTACCAGTGCACGACTAAATGTAAAGTCTAGTCGATATGTACCAGTTGTGTAACCATTATTCATTAATATATTGTTTACTTCTAATCCAACTAATCTTCTACCTGGCGCTGTTGAATCAACATATGTAGAAAATGGAACCCCTTGTATTGTTTCAATTAATTCACCATCTGCAAATATGTTTACAGTACAAAAGTCATCACCACCTGCAGTTGTTGCAAAGTAATCATTGGCTGCAAAATTAGAATATGCTGTTGCTCTATTTATTAATAGTAATTTTTCCTGTTCTAAAACAGGTAACTTTGGAGTTGATATTTTATTTACCGCTGTGCTCATATTAACTTGACCAAATATTATTTATTGTTAATGCACCACCAGCATATATTTCAATACCGTCTCGTGAATATGCACTTTGGTGGGCTTCAGTTGGGGATGTACCCCAATAGTGAAGGGCCTTTCTTTGTGCACCAGGAAATTCATTAAATGTTGGGTCAATTGACGCTGACAAAATATTTCCAGCGGCTGTTGTCATATCAGTTCCATTTCTAAAAGGTCCATCTGTGACAAGCTTAAATGGATAACCAATATCAACTGCACTATTGTTAGAGTTCCACTTATTCATACCTGCTTGTAGATTTTCAAATCCTTGATATTCTATTCCTGAAACAAACATATTGATAATGTCCCTATTTGTTCTAGTAAAATTATTACTTAGTAATGATGGGTTATTTGAAACGGAAACCAAATCTTCTACACATAATCTAAAACCGGCAAATAAATTTACACCATTTCCTGTCCAAGGTGAGCTCAGTGAACCAAACCAACTAGATGAAACATTATCTTGATATGAAGGGTCCAATGTTAAGTATCCAAGTAACTCTTCAGTTGCTGAGTCATAGAATGGAACCTTTACAGCATCATCAGCCATTAGATTGTTTATTAATTGTTGTAGTGATGAATTCATACTTTGTCCTGGGTGGGGATCATCTAAATAATCAGCGCCTGAAAAACCATACCATTCTGGCCAAGCTTGCATCAACTTCCACCAACACTGAAGATCACTATTAAATATGTCACTAGCATATGCTGGGTTGTCAGGGTTAGGATTAAAAAGAAAATCTCTAAATGGGTCTGATGCAACACCTCCTGTATCACTATCTGAATGTGCATGCAATACGCCTATATTAAATCCTCTTTTACCGTCTGCATATAATTTTCCAAAACCTGACAAGTCTTCATTATAATTTTCAAGAGGTTGCTTATTATAAAACTCAGGAATTTCATCTCGACCTCCAAAATATATAGGGTCAACTAACAATCTAACTTCACCATATTGAACTGACGCATTGTTGCCGGCAGGTGCACCAGTTATTGCAGTACTTGGATTTGATAATGACGCTGTTTGTTCAGCTAACCATGCTGTGAATGCAGGGTTTGTGAATTCTTCCATATTCCAATAATATTTTACACCTTTGTTGTCTGTTACATCCTTTCCAATGTCGCCATTTTGATAAGTACCTTGTTCATTCCAATTTTCACTATACCTAAAATCAGGTGGTCCTGGATAGTCTAGTGAGCCTCCACCTGCAATCCAAGTGTCCTCATCATATATGTAATTTTTGAAACTATTTTCCAGTACACTCCAGTATTGAAAGTAGCCAGTTTTTTCCTGGAAAGGACGTGTCCTCTGTCTTTCATCTGTGTTTATATCACGATAACATTGGCATATAATTTCCATTCTAGTAGTTACACTACCTTTACTGTTTGTAACTTTTAATCCTACAACATAAGGTGTTGATGGTAATGGGTATTTTCTTACACCTTCATCATTATCAAATGGTTGGTCTTTTGGTTTAATACCTATTTCATTTAGTCTGTTGGTCGACTTGATAGTACCATTATTTCTTAATGGTGTACCACCAATGTATAATGCTTTTGCTTCTGAAGAATCGCCTTGTAGCACAACTGAACCATCAACTGTCCATTCATATATTAAATCAGATGTTATTTCAATACCCTGGGCATCAATGTAACTATATGCATCTGCAACTAGTGTTAATATTGAACCTTCCATTACAAGTAATCGACCAATGTTTGCCTTTGTACCACCTCTTTCTGGGGTTACATAGTGTGAATATTTTCCAGGGTCAATAAATCCATCGGCATTGTGTTGGCGTATTCCAGGAGGTCTTAATGACTGAACTGTTGATTTCATTTTCATAACTGGTGGTGCAAATGGTGGTAACTGTTCCTCAGGAATTATTTCTTGATGAAGTTCACTAATTGATATGTCAATAGATTGCCTAAGCTGAGGCTTATAGTAAACATCCAAATTGTTAGGTACAAGAATATGAAAATCTTTGTTACCTGACACATCTTTTGAAATTTCTTGTATTTCATCAGCATTATCAGTTGATGGGTTAACAGTAGTCCAAGGAGTCCAACCTTCATTTGGCGATTCATATACTCCAATAATGTCAGTTTGTGATTGTTCTTCAAACCTTTTGAAATTTGATGTTGCCAATTCAATTCCAATTGTAGATGTATTTAGTGCAGACGAACCATATCCACCCGTATATACTGACCCACTAGAATAGAATTGATTTCCAGTAGATGTACTAGTTCCTGTTCCGTCACCACCAGTATCATTTCTTCCACCTGGTGCTTGATTATCACTTGAATATCCGCCGTGTCCTGGTACATGTGGCATAATATTATCTCACAACCTTAAATGTAAAACCATCGTCATAATAATTTCTATATGAACCAGATTCTACTAAATAAACAAATTTATATATTCTATCCGTATGTAGTCCGTCTAACCAAAAATTAAAATAATTTCCTTCACTATCTACACTCAACTTAGTTGCATTTGTTGAACCTGTAAGAAATGGTACAATAACCTCTTCAGTTCTTGCATCAAGTACAGAGTAATATGAACTAGTTGGCAAATGAAAGTTTGTTAAATCAGCTGACTTAGTACTATATGTTCTTGCATTAAATCTCTTACGCCCATTTACACGAAATTTAACTCGTGAATTTTCACGGTACTGTTCTCGTAAATCTCTCATGTATAACATTAAGTCAGTATCATCTACTTGTGATAATGATGCTGTACCTGACATATCAGTATCATCCCAGAATGCATCTAATCTAGGTTGGTATATTGTTGCAGATTCACGACTAAAAAACTTTAGACTTCCATACACAGTATTGTTTTGTTCCTGATTTGTTTCATTTTCTATACCTAAACTACCAGTCCTTTTTAATATAAATCCATGATTTACTAAATTTCCTGTTAAAAATCGTCCAACGGCTGTTGTTACATCAATGTCAATATCTGTTACTTCACCAAATGTTTGAGAAGAACCATATTCATGGTGCCATGTTCCACCACCAGAAACTGACTGGCCTATCATAGAGCCAGTTGTTGCAGCTGCAAAGCTACTTGTTGTCCATTCTGTTCCACCAAGTTTTCCATTTCTATATTTCCAACTGGTACCACTGTCCTCATCTACTGGAAAGTCATGAAATTTTCCAGTTCCTCTAGTAAAACTTTCAGATATTGGAAACGCTTCAAGGCTATACTCTGTTGGTACCTCATTTGCCTCAACGGTGAATAATCTTAACCTATAGTTTATCCCGTTAGGTATACTCCCATATGTATCAACTAGTGATTGTGATAGTTGTGTAATAGGAAACTTAACTAATATTCTAGAATTAAAAATTGTACCACTTGCAAGTTGTGAACCAGATATTTGTCCAGTTTTAGCTATTTCAAGAATGGCATCATTTCCAGTATTTTGGCTAGAGCTTGCTTCATATAGTGTTGCATCTTCACTTGCAAATATTGATGTTATCATTTTTTATTCCTCATTAATACGATACTACTTGACCTCGAATATCTTGGTCAGGAAATTTTACTTCAAATATGCTTGGGTCTGTAGATGGATAAATTATACCATCACGAGTTGCTGCAGGAATTGGGTATACATTTCCTGAGTATCCATTTTCAGTTTTGAATAAATTAAACACGTCAACATCCATTACATTTTGTACACCATCAACTTTAGCCAATTCTAAAAATATAGTTTTTTCAACTATTGGTTGATTAAACTGCATATTGTCAATTGCCATTAATCTCTTAAGAGAATCAATAGCAGCTACTAATACTGCATTGGCATTGTAGCCTGGTGTTGTTGTTATAGTAAAATTAATTCCTATATTAATAATAAATCCATTTTTAATATTTACAGCATCTGTCATCATTCTATATTGTGACAAATATTGCTTTAAGTTTTGTTTAGTTGTTTCACTTGTTGGAACTAAAAACCTATCTGAGTCATATGATAGTGTATATATGTTTAATGCAAGTGGATTGCTAACCGTTTCACCAGTTGAAGATGAAACTTGTTCATCCTTTACAACATATGCTTTTGAAACACTACCAAATCTACCTGGCATTGCATATGTTCTAACAATATAGTCTTGTTTAGTCACTGCTCTATTTTGAGTTGCATATGACGCCAATGCCTCATTCTTAATTGAATCAATTGAATCTGAAGTTTTACCTCCAGTTGCAGGTAGTAAATTATTTATTGCAATGGTTCCTTTAACCGTATTAAGTAATCCTTGGTCCAAGTCTTGATCATCAATGTCATATTCTATTGTTGATATTTGATTGATTGTATTAGACGGAACGTTATCTTCTAATCCTTTACCTACAACATATTCAACTGTAAGAGTTGTATTTCCAGGAGCTTCACCATAGACTTTTGAAAACATAAAGTTTGCAGGGTCAAATGATCTATCAAGATTATTAGTTGAACCTGGAAGGTTAGAACCAACATTTTCAGGATTAGGTATAATTTCTTCATCAGGTCTTGAGCTTATTCCACTTCCAAATTGTATTTCAACTCTACCTGTTGATGTTATTCTAGTTGTAAATCTTTTTGGTGTACGCTTAACAGTTAGTAGGTATGGTGACTTATCGTTTTGAGATGACACTGAAGGATCAACTGCTGGGGTTAATCTTCTCTCTGAAAATATTGTTTCATTTGCCAAATA